GATGCATATAGAGATTACTCTAGTGATATAAGGATCATGTATAGATTATTAAGAAATGATTCTCCATTTGAACAACAATTCTTTGAACTATTCCCAGGATATACTAATATCGACAATAATGGATCAATAATTGATCCAAAAAATAATAATGGATTACCTGATAAGTTTATATCACCATCAACAAATAGATTAGATTTTGGAAGTTATGAATTCACCGCAGACAATCTTCCGTTGTTTAGTGGATTTCAAATTAAAATTTTAATGTCTGGATCAAATCAAGCATTATATCCAAGAATCAAAGACTTAAGAGTAATTGCAACAAAATCATGATACCAGTAAAGGATAATAAATTTCTTTTTAGGGATGAAAAAACAAATGCAATTGTAAATTGTTCTGATTATGAATATGAAAAATATATAAAAATTAAAACTGAAAAATTAAAAGAAATCGAAAAAACAAAAGAATTGGAAAATGATGTAAATAAGTTAAAAACTGATATTGAAGAAATTAAAGAACTCCTCAAACAAGTAATATATAAGGAAGTATAAATATATTCAGGATGATATTAAGTATTTGATTTATTATGATTTTTAATATTATAAAATCAAAAGTCACTATTAAAAAAAATAATGGCAGATATTAAAGTAAGATTAGGTTCCGAAAATGCCATTAAAGTTCTTTCCACATTTGGAAATACTGGAGGATCGTTGGCGGGATTGTCTGATGTGAGTATAACATCATTATCGGATGGTATGGTTTTAGTTTATAATGCTTCAATATCCAAATGGGAAGCAACTTTAACTTTAACACCAGGAAATACTCAAAATTTGGACATCAACGGAGGTAGCTTTTAATGGCAAGTATAATCAGAGTCAAAAGATCCACGGGAATAGTAGCACCATCTAGTTTAAATTATGGTGAATTAGGTCTTACTGTAGGAATAGGAACCAATGGAAATTTTGGGGGAAGGTTATTTGCTGGAGATAATTCCTCAAATCCACAAATAGTTGGAGGTAGATATTATACAGATCTTTTAAGTATTGCTCCTGGTTTGGTTGCTGGACAAACAAACCCAACAACGGCTTCTAATGGGTTTGTTCCTATCGTAGATGTATCTGGAAAGGTAGATCAATGGAATGTTGATAATTTAAGACTTGACGGAAATACAGTATCATCTACAAATTCAAATGGAGATGTATTTGTAGATCCAAATGGAACTGGAGATTTATCATTTATTGGAGGAACAGCCCAAAATTTTAATATTACTGATGGATCTACAAATAGATTTGTAATTGATAGTACAAATGGTTCTGCATCGGTAATCCAGGGTATTTTATCTTTAGATTATCCAATTTTAAATGCTACAAGCACTTGGAATAATTCTGGAATAGATTTTACTGGACTAAGAGTAAACATAACAGACACCCAATCTGCCAGTTCTTCAAAACTAATTGATCTCCAAGTAGGAGGGATAACAAAATTTAGTATATCTAAAGTAGGATTTGGTACTTTTGCAAATGACGTAAAGATCAATGGAACTACGAATTCTAGTTCCACTTCATCTGGTGCTTTGGTTGTATTGGGTGGTGTTGGAATTGCAAGTGATGTATATATTGGTGGTAATTTAAATATATCAACAAATCAAATAATTACTGGAAATTTAGAAGTACAAGGAAATACTATATTAGGAAATGGTGCAGGAGATACCCTAACAGTAACTGGAGTTAGTACTTATATTGGTGCAATCACACAAACTGGTAATTTCAGACAAACTGGTGTATTTACTAATATTGGTGGAGCAATAATTGATAATATTGGAATTAGTTCTAATGTTATTTCTACTAAATCTGGAGGTGGAAATACTCTTTATATTGATCCATATCCAGATGGATTAAGCAATCAAGGAACAGTTGTCGTTAAAGGTGATTTGCAAGTAGATGGTACTACAACTACAATAAATTCAAGTACTGTAAGTGCAAATGAAGTTATATTCAATCTTGGAGATATTACAAGTATTAGGACTATTACTGGTACTGTTTCTTCTGGTGTGAGTACAATTACATTAGATTCTGTTGTAGGTATCAATACCGGAGATATCATTTCTGGACCAAATGGACTTCCTGTAACTACAGCAGATAGAACTGTCTCTGCATATGATAGCGTATCAAAAATTATTACTATTATTGGATCTACAACTGCAGGAATTTCGACAACTACTCAATTAACAGTACAACATTATTATGATACTAATACCGATAGAGGTATTTCTTTTGAATATAATACGAGTTCTGGTGTTGCAAATTACAAAAAGGGGTTCTTTGGTTATAAAGATATTAATGGATATTTAACTTTTATCCCCGATGCTACATTTACAAATAGTGTAGTTGCTGGAACTAAAGGAACCTTAGACATTGGTGCCCTATTAGTTGATTTTGGGGTATCTGGTATTCATACTAGAGGTTCTGCATACTTTGATACTAATGGAAAACTAATTAGTACCAATTCTCCAGAAGTTGGTTACGCAAGCACTTCTAATTATATTTTAACTACAAATGCATCAAATGTTCCTGTTTGGACTGATACTTTAGATGGAGGACAATTCTAATATGAATAATGATGTTGATGTGAATATCTTAATTACTGTATATACACAAAAAATTTCAAATTTATCAAATCAAAATATTCTATTAGAGGCAAAAGTGCAATCTTTAATACAAGATTACGAGAAAGAAAGGCAAACACTTCTTATGGCAAATTTAGATTTACAAAAAAAATATGATGAAATATCTAAAAATAAATTAAAAAAAATAAAAGAAGAAGATAAATACGAAGAGGCAGGATTACAGTAATGGCTCAACCATCATCTCGTCAAGGTTTAATAGATTATTGTTTAAGGAGATTAGGACATCCTGTATTGGAAATAAATATCGAAGATGACCAAATTGATGATTTGGTTGATGATGCAATTCAATACTTCAACGAAAGGCATTATGATGGAATTGAAAAAGTATTCTTAAAGCACAAATTAAGTCAAAGTCAATTAAATTTAATACGTACTGGTGTCACAACTTCAACTGCATCCTCTTCAGTTGGTATAACAAGCGTATCATACACAGAAGCAAATAATTTCTTACAACTTCCAGATTATGTAATTGGAGTAAATAACGTATTCAAGGTAGATTCCAGTACCATTTCTAGTGGAATGTTTAATATTAAATATCAATTATTTTTAAATGATTTATATTACTATGGAGCACTTGATTTATTAAATTATGCAATGACTAAAACATATTTGGAAGATTTAAGCAGAATGCTTACTCCAGATATTCAAATAAGATTTAATAAAAAAAATCATAGATTATATTTGGATATAGATTGGAGTCAAGTTGGTTCGGATTCGTATCTAATATTTGATTGCTATAGGATGACGGATCCATCAGATGCACCGAAAATATATAATGATTGGTGGTTAAAGAAATACTTAACTGCTATAATGAAAAAACAATGGGGACAAAATATGATTAAATTCCAAGGAGTATTACTTCCTGGTGGAGTTCAATTAAATGGAAGACAACTTTTTGATGATGCAATTAAAGAAATAGAAGAGGCAGAAAAACAACTTAAGGACGAATACGAAACACCACCAATGGACCTTATAGGTTAAGATATGAACAAATATTATTGCTACTTTTATTTAAGGGAAGATTTTACCCATTATTGTGTTGGGAAGGGATGTGGCATAAACGTAAAAGGACAAACTCGTCATCGTGGATATACATTTAGGAGAGTTTAAACAAAATGTCACCACTTAATTCATACTTCCTACAGGGTTCTCCAAGTGAGCAAAGATTAGTTCAAGATTTAATAAATGAACAATTAAGAATGTATGGACAGGATGTAGTATATCTACCTAGAAAGATTTATAGCAAAAAAACAATATTAAAGGAAATAACTACATCAAAATTTAATGATGCATTTAGAATAGAAGCATATTTGATCAATTATGATGGATTTGGAGGGCAGGGAGATATACTATCAAAGTTTGGAGTAAGAACAACTGATGAGGTCACTTTTGCGATATCAAAAGAAAGATATGAAGATTTTATATCTCCGTTTATATCGGGAAATTCTCAAATTGAAGTATCCACACGTCCAGAAGAAGGAGATTTGATATATCTTCCTTTGGATAACACTATTTTTGAAATAAAATATGTAGAAGGAAAAAAACCATTTTATCAATTGAATAATCTATACATTTATGAATTAAGATGTGAGGTAATGGATTATGAATTAGATGAAGATATCAATACATCAATAGAAGAAGTTGATAATTCCATTCAAGATTTTGATTATTTACAAACACTAATAATGACTTCGGGAAATGCGTCTACCGCAAGTGCAATTTCCCATCTTGCATCAGAATTATCAATAATTGGTGGAAAATCAGTAGCAAGTATAGATCTGATAAATGATGGAACTGGATACTTAACTCCACCAATAGTATCCATATCAACATCCCCATCAGGAGGAGTAAGTGCTACTGCAGTAGCAATAATGACATATCGTTCTGGACAAACTGGATATTCTATTGATAAAATTTTAATAATAAACCCAGGAATTGGTTATACTAATATACCAACAGTAGCAATAAAGAGCATTAGTGGGACTGGAGGAATTGCTACTGCAATATTACAAAGTGGTTCTATTGGTTGGATCGATATTTTAGATGGTGGTAATGGTTATCCATTTGCTCCTATAGTTTCAATATCAACAGCACCATCTGGAGGAATAAATGCATCAGGAAACGCAATTATCAATTCTTCTGGTATTGTAACATCAATTAGATTCACAAATGCAGGAGCTGGATATACACAATCTCCAACAATTTCTATATCTGCTCCATCTGGAATTTCTACTGGAAGTTATATAATTAATGAAATGGTAAGAGGTGTTTCTACAGGAACCAGTGCATATGTTAATAATTGGGATTATGAAAATAAAATTCTGGAAGTTAAAATAATTAATGGAGTATTTGCTGTGGGAGAAACTATTGTTGGAATTGGAACCACAAATGGAGGATCTGATGCTAATTATACAATATATTCTGTAGATGCACAAGACAAAAAAGATACTTATTCGGAGAATATACCCATAGAAGACGAAGCAATTCAAATTTTAGATTTCAGCGAACGTAACCCCTTTGGGGATTATTAAATCTAAATAATCAATAAAAGGACTATTATGTTGGGACAATACTATTATCATGAAATAATTAGGAAGACTATTATTGCCTTTGGTACATTATTTAATAATATTGATATTAAACATAAAACTGAAACTGGAGATGATTATAGTGTAATTAAAGTTCCAATTGCATATGGTCCAGTAGAGAAGTTTATAGCAAGATTAGAACAAAAACCAGATTTAAGAAAAAGAGTTGCAATTACTCTTCCTAGATTAGCATTTGAAATGAATAGTATTCGTTATGATAATTCTAGAAAAGTTTCTAGTATGCAATCCTTCAAAGTATTAAATACTTCGGATAATAAAATAGTAAATAAAATGTTTATGCCAGTTCCATATAATATTGGTATACAACTTTCCATTATGACACAATATAATGATGATGCATTACAGATCGTGGAACAGATTTTACCATATTTCCAACCATCATTTAATATTACTGTAGATTTAATTTCATCTATAGGAGAGAAAAGAGATATACCTATGATACTCGAAAATATAAATTTTAAAGATAATTATGAAAGTGGATATGACGAAAAAAGAATTATAATTTATGATTTAAATTTTACAGCAAAAACGTATCTATTTGGACCATTACCTGATTCTACTGAAGGTCTTATCAAAAAAGTACAAGTCGATTATTATACAGACACAAACAGAAAAAATGCTTCTAGACAACTTCGTTATGTTGCTGAACCAAGAGCAATACAAGATTACACCAATGATAATACAACTTCACTAGCAGAACATATAGATGATAAAATTACTAAATTTACTGTAAGTAATG